AACGATGATACGCATCAAGGTACACCTACTCTAACCATTCCTTCAATAGGCATTGAAGACGTCGACGTTGCTCTATTTAAATTATTTGAAAATGAAATTAAGTTACAAGTAGGTGGAGATAATTCTGATCTTAAAAAGGTACCTGTTGTCTTTGCAACCGGTGAAAAATGGGCAATATTAAAAAACAAAAAGGCGTTGAGAGATCGTAATAATTCCTTGATTTTACCTCTCTTGACCATAGCAAGAAATTCGATATCGCAAGATTTAAGTTCTGATATTTCTGGCCGCGGCATTAATCAACAAACTTCTGAAATTACCATTCATAGAAAATTAGATAAATCAGACAGAGGATATCAAAATCTAATAAACCGTTTCTTGTTAAAAAACCAAAAAAACGTCGCAACAAATCCGGAATTAGAGCATGTAGATAATCAATTATTGACAGATCGTGAAATTGGAGCTGATGAATATGACCCTACAATTCAAGATGGGGCATGGTTAGCAGATATCAAGAAAAACAATATTTACGAGACAATAGTGATTCCATCACCCCAATTTTGTAACTTAAGTTATGAAGTAACGATGTGGACTCAATACACTCAACACATGAATCAACTTCTTGAGCAAGTTATATCTTCATTTTTGCCTCAAGGAAATGCTTGGAAATTAAATACCTCCAAGGGTTATTGGTTCATTGCGACGGTAGACAATAATTCATATGATCCAGAAAACAATTTTGATGATTTAGGACAAGAAGAAAGAATAATCAAATACAAATTTAATATCAATGTTAAAGCATATATTTTTTCTTCACAAAGCCCAGGAAACGGCATTCCTATCAAACGATACGTTTCTTCACCAATTATTAATTTTAATATAGAACTACCAGATCAAGAGACAGAATCAAACAAAGTTATTGATCCTTTTATAGGGTCAGATGATCCAACGTTACCTCTCGATTATCAAAAAAATCTAAGAAGTGATCAAAGAGAATCCGGAATCGGTAACTATGATCCTAAAGACCCAAGTTTATCCACTGACCCTGCTTATGCTTCTAGGGCAAATAAACAAAATATTTCTCAGTATAGAAAAATAGTTTTAAAAACTATTGATGGTAAAAACGCCGTTAATTACATTAGGGTTTATAACGTCAATAAATCATCAGGAGAATCGGTCGTTAAACCAAATTCAAGTAATTCTAGCTCTACTCCTTTAAACGCTGAGGCCTTATTGGGAGGATTAACTTATCATATGACCAAAGACTTTTAGCAATCAAATTTGTTTTTTGGTTTTTTTCAAATAATTATAAGAAAGTTTGTTTATGAAGGAGCAGGGATAATGGCTGAGCAGGTTTTTAGGTCTCCTAATTTTTTTGAGCGTGAAATTGAGCTTAAGGCTCCACCACCAACGGGCCCGGTGGGTGTCCCTGCAGGTGTTATTGGCACTGCAAACAAAGGACCGGCATTCGTTCCTGTCACAGTTGCTAGTTTCAATGAGTTCGTAAGCATCTTTGGAAATCTTGATCCAAAGATGTTTGGTCCTTATGCTGTTAATGAGTTCTTAAAGAACAGAACAGCATTGACGTATATGAGGGTCCTCGGCGCGGGTTCAAATCTTTCTACAACGGATATTTCAACCACTGAATTAACTGGAAGGGTTAAAAACGCTGGATTTAAACTTGAAGGCACTTTAGCCTCTCATGACAGTAAAGGTCGTCATAATGGAACCGTTCAGTTCCTCGTCGCTGATCATACGCTTCAAACAAATGAAGCATACGGTATGCCAATGTTTACCGACAACGATTCACGAACTCAAGTAAGCAATGTTTCACTTGTTCGCGGCGTCGTTATGATGGCTTCTGGCGCAAGAATGCTGGTTCTTAATGGAAATGAGCAAGTTGGTTCAACATTCAATGGTGCCACAACGATTGATGACGCAGCGCAAGTTAAGTCTAACAAATTTAAGCTTGTCATTTCTTCTACGCTAGGCTCTGCATTTGCATTTGATGATAAGATTCCTGGAATCAAGGTGTATACAGCATCCATGAATCCAAGTAATGATGATTACTTCGGAAAGATCCTAAACAAAGATCCAGAAAAGTTCGAACAATATCAACATCTTTTGTATTCTGACTTTGCTGTTGATGATGAAGTTGCATCAGTCATTAACGACGATTATGTCGCAATTCTTTCAGGATCTTCTTTAACAAGCAACGTTTCAGGAGAACCAACGACGACATTCAGAAACGCATTTGGGGCTTTTGATACTCGTTTTGCTTCTCCTAAGACGACCAACTTTATTTCTCAACCGTTTGGTACAACTGAGTATGATTTATTTGCAGTAGAATCATTAGACGATGGAGCGTATGCGAATAGCCTTTATAAGGTTTCAATTTCAAATCTTAAGGTTTCAGAGAATGAAGCTTATGAATATGGAACGTTTAATCTTCAAGTTCGTGATTGGAATGACTCAGACATAAACCCGATGGTTTTAGAAGAGTTCGTAAACTGCTCCTTAGATCCAGCATCTGATAATTATGTCGGTAAGCTAGTAGGCGATCGTAAGGTAACTTACGATTTTGATCAAGATATCGTTACAGAGCGTAGAATTATCGCGACCGGAAAATATGACAATGTGTCAAAGTACATTAGAGTCATTCTAACTTCTGCTGTTGAAGATAAGAAGATTCCTGCAAAGTCTCTTCCATTCGGATTTAGAGGACCAGAACTTCTTAAAACGAACGACGCATTAACTGATGGTGCAACCGGTGCCAAGAGATTAGGCGGATTATTTACAGTTACTGCAGCAGGGATTTTGTCACAGTCAATACTTCCTCCTGTTCCATTCCGTTTTAAAGTAACTAAGGGAGCAATAACAACGCCGTCATGGGATGGTGATCCTGGACCACAAGAGATTGCTTCTCCTCAGTTTTATTGGGGCGTTAAGTTTGAAAGAAATGATTCGCCTCTTAATTCTAACCTTTCAGAAGTCAAGAATCCTCTTCTTGAGAGTTTCACAAAGTTTGCAGGAATAAAGAAGCTTGATGTTCTTTTGACTGGATCTGGAGCAGATACATTCAACAACAATAAGTTCTCTCTTTCTAAGGTCGCACTTTCTGCTGGTACAATTTTAGGATTGACTGGAACTGTTAGAGCCCACATGAAAGAAGCTGCATATATTAGGAACGCAAAGGTTGATCCAACGACTTACACGATTAATGATCCTGTTCTTGGTAATCGTATAACATTTGCGTCTTTGTTGTCAAATGGAGAACCATACCAGTTCAACAAGTACTCATCGTTTGCTAAGTTCACAACCTTCATGCAGGGTGGATTCGATGGTCTTAACACCCTAGATCCTGCTGCATCAAGAATGAATGACAAAGCAACGTCATTTGAAACACCTCTCGGAGGGGCTTCTTCAACATTTGTTTCTCCTGGTATGTTAACAAACCTTGCAGGAGCCGGTGTCAATAACAACGCCGTCAATTCTTACCTAACTGCAGTTGACGTCATGACAGACCCACTTCAGGTTAATGTCAATCTATTGGCACTTCCTGGAATTCGTGAGGATTACATCACAAACTACACTGCAAAGAAGGTTCGAGATTACGGTCTTTCAATGTATGTGATGGATCTTCCAAATTATGATGACAACAGCAATCGTATCTATGATGATTATACCAACAGAATTAATATTGAGAACACTGCGTCAACGTTTGAAGATAGAACATTTGACAACAACTATGTTGCAACGTATTTTCCAAACGTATTTATCAACGACACAACAAATAGCAGATACGTCAAGGTTCCTTCTTCAGTTGCAGCACTCGGTGCACTAGGGTTCAACGACAAGGTTGCATATCCTTGGTTTGCTCCAGCAGGTTTTAATAGAGCTGCTCTTGACTTCGTCAATAACGTCGAAGTTAGATTGAATGTGTCTGATCGTGATCGTCTATACGACGCAAGAATCAATCCAATTGCAACGTTCCCACGTCTCGGTTTCGTGATCTATGGTCAGAAGACGCTACAGATCAGGAAGTCAGCATTGGATCGTGTCAACGTCCGGCGCCTCCTTCTCGAGGTGAAGAGACTCATTATCAACATTGCAAACAGGATTGTGTTTGAACAGAACACACCAGCAGTTCGTAACAAGTTTGTTGCAGATTCTATCCTTCAACTCGGTCTCATCCAGGCTCAGGCAGGAATCGAGGCCTATCAGGTCGTGATGAATGAAACGAACAACACACAAGAAGATGTTGACCTAAACCGCCTTAATGGTAGAATCGTTGTGGTTCCAACCAGGGCAATTGAATTCATAGCTATCGACTTTATCGTTACAAACTCTGGCGTCCAGTTCGTTTGATACCGAAAAATTCGAAGGTAAACTTATACTTATCAAGCATATCGTAGGAGCGAGATAAATGGCACAGCTCAAGTTTGGAAGCGCAGGCGTAACGACAAGAGAGATTGATTTAACCGGACCAACGGAAACAGGTCCGACAGGCGTACCAGCGGGAATCATAGGTACTTCAGTGAAGGGACCGGCTTTCGTTCCTCTTACTTATGGTACATTAAATGACTTCTTTGCGAAGTTCGGCCAGAGCGATTCAAAGAAATTTGGTCCTCTTGCGGTTTCTGAGTGGATGAGACGTGCAACTGCGGTTACATATCTCAGAATTCTTGGTGTAGGCGATGGAAAAAAGAAGGTTTCTTCTGGTACAACTGCCGGTGACGTAGTAAACGCTGGATTTACCGTAGGTGAACAACTACCATCATCTACAGACGGTTCTTTGTCTTCTAATCCTTATGCAAATTCTAGTGGCATTCTTGGAAGGACTTACTTCTTAGGATGCTTCATGTCAGAATCTGCAGGATCAAGCGCTCTTAGCTCTGCAGGATTGCAGGGTGTTGGTAGCGTTAATGGAATCTTAAATGGTTCCGTTCCTCTTGTTAGAGGAGTTCTTATGGCTCCATCAGGAGTCGTTCTTCGTCTTTCAGCTTCATCAGTTGGTTTGGATTCAAGCAAGCCAACATCAGGTTTGATTGGTTCAGATGCAACCGCAAAAGGAACATCACTCGGTTCTTTGGTTCTTTCTTCTGGCGGCGCTTCAAAGCAAGAGTTTACAATTCTTCTTAACGGCCACAAGGGAACAGACACTTCATATCCAAACGTATTGACAGCATCTTTCGATCTGACGTCTGCAAATTATATCAGCAAGGTTCTTAATACAGATCCTTACAAGATTCAAGAGGCAGGTCACTACCTCGCCGCACATTGGGACATTCATCCATCTCTTGCTGCGGTGACCGGTGTAGGAGCTGTTATACGACCCCCAGTAAATGGAAGCGAAAGATCAGCATTCCTTCTTACATCTTCTCTCGGCCGTGATGTTGGTTCTTCAACTGTTCCAAACTTTGAAGGGTTCCGTGACAGATTCTCAAATGCAAAATCTCCTTGGATTGTTTCACAGAAGTTCGGTGGATCACCAGTAAATCTTTTCAAATTGCATGCCTTAGATTCAGGTGCCGGAATTTCAAATAAATTTAAGGTGTCAATCTATAACATCGTTCCTTCAAATGATCCGATGAACAGATACGGCTCATTCAGCCTCGCTCTTCGTAGCTTGACTGACACAGATATCGATCCAAAGATTCTTGAACGTTGGGAAGGAATCAATCTTGATCCTTCTTCTGATCGTTACGTTGCAAAGGTTCTTGGCGACGTCAATGCATATTATGATTTCGATCGCGACGATGCAGCACAAAAGCTTGTCATAGAAGGATCTTACACATTACGTTCTAGATACGTTCGAGTTGAAGTTTCTGATGCAGTTTCTAATGAGGCAATTGATCCAACTGCACTCCCAATGGGATTTAGAGGAATTAATCACCTCGTAACGTCAGGTTCAGCACCTTTGGCACAACTAGGCGGTCTTGATTCTGGTTCGCTTTCAATTGGAACTGAATTAAGAAGCCTTGTTGAACCTCCTCTTCCATTTAGAAATCAATTAAATGATGGAACAGGCCAACAAACGCAAGTTAACTCAAGATATTATTGGGGTGTTAAGTTTGAACACATTGCTGATCTTAACGAGCAAAATAGCTCGATTCTTCAAGATAAGTCGATGAATAGCTTTACGAAGCATTTCCCATCTCACTCTACAGTTAATATCAATTTCTTAGTCGGCGATAATACCGGTGCAGCTGATTCAGTTCAAAATGGTATTCTTGATGCTGATCGCTTCTGTAACAACCTATTCACACTTGAGAACATTAAGATCGTTACTGGATCAAATGGAACTGTCGCTCAAAATAATGATTGGCAATATGCCTCTTATGTTAGAAAAGGAAATATTACTACAGATGATGTTGCGAAGTCTCGTGCCGTCACAGCAAGTGATCTTTCAAATTCTCAAAATCGTAAGTTCCTTAAGTTCTCATTCATAATGCAAGGTGGATTTGACGGAGTTAACATCTTCGATCAAGATGAGTATGACATCAACAACGCTGCCGTCGTGGCAGACATGAATGATGTAAACAGAGGTCGTTCTTCAGGACCAAACGTTTCTGCATATCTCAAGGCTTTAGAAGTCATGAAGAATACAACAAACGTTGACATTCAACTTCTTGCAATTCCAGGCATCCGCGCTCCGATAGTCACTGATGATGCAATTAGAGCAACAGAAGAAAGATTCGACGCTCTTTACATCATGGATATTGAGCAAGTTGATAAGAATGGAAATCTTATTAGCATTACGACTGCAACGAAACCATCTGTTTCAGAGACAGTAGCTCAGCATAAGGCTCGTAATCTTAATACGTCTTTTGCGGCTTCTTACTTCCCAGATGTTTTGATTAAAGACCCTTCCCTTCCATCAAGCATGGTCGTTGTTCCACCTTCGGTTGTTGTAATGGGAGCATTGGCCCTTAATGATTCGTTAGGATATCCATGGTTTGCACCAGCTGGTTTAACCCGAGGGGATCTTCCATCGACATTAGAGACAAGCATCCAACTTAAAGATGCAGACCTTGATTCTCTATATGATGAGGATGTTAATCCAATTTATGCACCATCAACGGTGACAAAGGGTGGAACAAATCCAAAGGGAGGAGTAGTTGTTTGGGGACAAAAGACGATGTTGCAATCAGCATCTGCGCTTGATCGCATCAACGTTCGTCGCCTTCTAATTGACATCCGCCGTCAGGTTCGTGATATCGCACAAACGATTATCTTTGAGCCAAACCGCGAAGCAACGCTCGCCCGCTTCACAGCTGCAGTCACACCACGTCTTCAGAGAATTCAGGCCCTTGCTGGTCTCGAGAGATTCCGCGTCATCATCGATTCATCCACCACAACTCAGGCGGACGTCGAAAACAACACGGTTCGTGGTAAGATCTTCTTGCAACCAACCAAGACTGTTGAGTTCGTTTCCTTGGACTTCGTTGTGGCCAACAACCTACAACAAGTACAGTGAGATAAAATCAGGTAAATTACCTAATAATTTTAGGTATTCGAATATCGAAATAATTTTTAAGGGCTTCTTGAAGGGAGCCCTTAATTATTTGTTGAGTCATTATATCACATCAGGTTGCATAGATTGAGTTTCAACATAGTTATGAAGCGTAAAGAAGATCACGCAAATGGCAAAACGAGAAATTGACGGCGCAGGAATATTGGCTAGCGATTTAGGGTTTGTTGGACCAACAAAAACAAATCCTGTAGGAATTCCTGCGGCAATCGTTGGCACTTCGTTAAAAGGTCCTGCGTTCGTACCAATCACGCTTGGATCATTAGTAGATTTTTATGATAAATTTGGAATTGCTAACGTTTCTGGATCTAATACCTCGCTTGCAGAATGTTTGACAACATACGGACCTTTGGCTGCTAGAGAATGGTTCAGGAATTCATCTGCATTAACATTCGTTAGAATAATGGGCGTTGGAGATGGAAAGCGTCGCATTCAATCTGGTGTAAATGCAGGTGAAGTTACAAATGCTGGATTCACTGTTGGTGAACAGCAACCAAATCATGTATCTTTATCTGGAGCTTTAGGAACAAACCCATATGCGAATTCTGGAGGTTCTTTAGGAAGAACTTACTTCTTAGGCTGTTTCATGTCAGAATCTGCTGGTTCGAACATTTTTAGTTCAGCAGGTCTTCAAGGAACAGGAAGCGTTAATGGCATACAAGGTGCCACCGCGGTACCTATCATTAGAGGTATTTTGATGGCTCCTTCTGGAGTTATTATTAGATTATCATCTTCTGGTGGGGGGTTAGACTCATCATCTCCAATTTCGACAATGGTCGCTTCAGACTTAAATGCAAAAGGAACATCGTTGGGATCAATAAAGCTTTTTGACTCCAATGGAGCATCTTTGCAACAATTTGTTTTGTTGTTAAATGGGCATGTCGGAACAGCAGATCATCCAAACGTTATAACTGCTTCTTTTGACATTCAATCTCCAAATTATATTACAAGAGCGTTGAACCTTTCTGCGTCTTTGTTACAACAGTCTGGTCATTATTTAGCATCTTATTGGGATATTCATCCTGCTACCGCAACAGTTACAGGATCAGGAGTTGTGACTGCGGGGTGCGATAATCCAGATGGAACGAATCAAGCTGTTGGGCTTGAAAGATCTGTATTTATCTTGACCTCATCTATGCCAAGAGATACAGGAAGCTCTATAGTTCCAAATTATGAAGCATTTAGAGATAGATTTTCTCATTCTTCTACCCCTTGGTTTGTTTCTCAAAAATTTCATAATCGTTATATCAATCTTTTTAAATTTCATTCATTAGACGCAGGAACAAATGTTTCTAATAAATACAAGTTTTTAATACACGACATTATTCCTTCAGGAATTGACGATGAATATCAACATGGGTCATTTAGCATTTCAATTAAACAAATGAATCAACTTGATGATTCATTTGACCCTATTGAATCGTAC